CAACTGGCAGCGTGTTCCCCTGATTCCATTGAAAGCCAATGAACAGGAAACACCGCTGATTAAGAAGGTCAAGTCATTACAGGATGGTATCAATGTGATGCTGTCTGACTTTGAAAATAATATGCAAGAAGATGCCCGGAACACCATTTTGGTATTGAAGAACTATGACGGTACTAATTTGGGTGAGTTCAGAAAGAACCTTGCAACCTATGGTGCAGTAAAAGTCAGATATGACGGTGACACCAAGGGCGGGGTTGAAACCCTTGAAATCACAGTCAATGCAGACAATTATAAGACCATTGTGGAAATTTTCAAGAAAGCCTTGATTGAGAACGCAATGGGTTATGATGCCAAGGATGACAGACTTTCCGGCAATCCTAATCAGATGAACATTCAGTCAATGTATTCTGACATTGATACAGATGCCAATGACACGGAATCAGAAGCACAGGCAACAATGGATGATGTGCTTTGGTTCATTAACTGTCATCTTGCCAATACGGGACAGGGTGACCATGAAGGTGAAGAAGTAGACATCATATTCAATCGTGATATGCTGATGAATGAATCAGATATTATTGATAACTGTCAGAAGTCACAGGGAATCATTTCTGATGAAACTATCATCAGTATGCACCCTTGGGTAGATGACCCGCAACTTGAAATGGAACGCCTGAAAAAGCAGAAGGAAGAAGCACAGAAAGAAATGCTTGCACAGTATGACCCGTTTAGCACACAGAATCAGAACGGTGACGGTGCAGATGATGACCCTGACAACAAAGGTGACCCGTCACAGGGGAGTCAGGGCGGTGAAGTAGATGAATAACGGTGAATACTGGCAGAAGCGTTTTGAACTGCTTGAACAGTCACAACATAACATAGGTGTTCAGTGTTATGCAGATATTGAAAAACAGTACCGACAGGCACAGAAGCAACTTGAAGGTCAGATTGCTGCATGGTATCAGCGTTTTGCATCCAACAACGGGGTAACCCTTGCAGAAGCAAAGCGGATGTTGAACGTAAAGGAACTTGCTGAACTGAAATGGGATGTGAATCAGTACATTCAGTACGGTCAGGAAAATGCGATTAACGGCACTTGGGTCAAGCAGTTAGAAAATGCATCTGCAAGATTCCATATCAGCAGACTGGAAGCCTTGAAGTTACAGACCCAACAGAGCATTGAAGTCATGTTTGGAAACCAACTTGACAGCATTGACAGCACAATGCGGAATGTTTACAAGTCCGGCTATTATCACACAGCCTATGAAATTCAGAAGGGTGTGGGCGTTGGTTGGGACTTTTCCGCACTGGATGACAAGCAGATCAGCAAGGT